GACTTGTGTGTCTTTGATGAGTATGGGATGCAGAATCCTAGGGTATGGGGGGAGGTTGTAAGACCAGCCCTATCCGACAGAGAGGGTAGTGCTATCTTTTTGGGAACACCTGCTGGGCATAATCATTTTTTTGAAATACTACAATCGGCTAAAGAGCAGGAAGAAGAAGGCTCGGATCAGTGGTACTGGAAGATTGCAAAGGCTAGTGAGACCAATCTCGTAAAAGATGAGGAACTGGAAGCTGCTAAGTTGCAAATGACACCAGAGCAGTATGAACAAGAGTATGAGTGTTCATTTACGGCTGCTATTATTGGTGCGTATTATGGGAAACTATTGGCTGATGCTGATGATAATGGCAAGATTACGAGGGTTCCATACGATCCTGCGTTGCCAGTTCATACGGCTTGGGATTTAGGTATTAATGATTCAACGGCTATTTGGTTTGCACAGGTCTATAGAGGGGGTGCTGTTAATGTTATTGACTATTATGAGAATAGTGGCGTTGGCTTGGACCATTACGCTGAAGTATTGCGAAAGAAAGATTATCACTGGGGAGATCATCTTGCTCCACATGATATTGAGGTTCGAGAACTGGGTAGTGGGAAATCGAGATTAGAGACGGCTTTTAGCTTGGGGATACGTTTTAAAGTAATACCTAGAATGAAAATTGCTGATGGAATCAACGCTGCTCGAATGATGATACCTAAATGTTACTTTGATAGAGACAAATGTGCTGAAGGGTTAGAAATGTTGCGACAGTATAGGCAGGAATGGGATGAAAAGAAAAAGATATTCCGAGACCAGCCTAGACATGACTTTACGAGTCATGCTGCTGATGCTTTTAGATATTTAGCTGTTGGGTTGGAGAATCGTACTGTGATGACGAAACCACCACAATCGGTGGCAGTGAATGAGTACAATCCCTTTACGCTATGATGTATGGGCAGGACTATGAGGATGCACTAGAGATGGTGCAGTATAGTGAGCATCACAGGAACTGGTCGGATGACATGATACAGAAATATATTGAAAAACCTTTAGGGATTAGACAATATAAGATTATGAGAGATGAATTACACGAGCCATTGATGTTTGCTACATGGGGGTTTCCTACTGATAAACAGGTTGATGAGTACGTTGGCACGCTACATTTCCCTGTTGATGGATACAAGGGAGGTGGCAAAGATGTTTGGTTGGTAGACTTTATTGCAAAAAAAGGTTATACAAGAATGGGATTCCTCGTTTTAAAGAGGATGTTTATGCGAAGTGGCTATAAGAAAGCCTTTTGGTTTAGACCTGAAACTGAGAAGTTAGGGTGGCATATGTTGAAAGGAAAGTAACATGGGTGGTGGTCCTAGTGGTGGTGGTGACGATACCAACGTAACCAACAGAGAGCTTGCCAAAGCAAGAGCCGATAGAGATAGAAGAGAAATGGCACAATCAGGTGTGCAAGACCCATATGAATTTACAAGATTAGCAGAAAATCTACAAGCTAGAGAACTAGAAAAGCAAGCAGAAAGAGGTCAGATAAAAGTTCCTGTACCTACTATGGGAAGTATTGCTTTGAATACGATTGGTGGATTGGCTGCACAACAACAAGCTAGAGAGTTAAGGCGTGGTGGCGAAATGATTACTGATGACCAAGGCGAATACAAAGGTGTTGTTAGTACAAATATTTTAGGTGGTAGGGTTTACAGTGGTGACCCAGCTTTCGATCCAATAAGTCGTGATACAACAAGTGGTGATGACAGTTCCCCAACTCCAGTTACTCAAAGAGCTGATATTACGCCTGAAGTAACGCCAGAGATTACACCAGAAAGAATAGAAAATGACGAGCCTATTACAACAAGATACGCAAGACGTAGAACAAAAAGGGCAGGTCAAGCTGGTACAATATTGGAAGGCTATGGTGTGCTTACAAGACCACCAGGCAAAAGAGCAGTAACATAGGAGATTGTTATGTCGTTTTTAAGACCTAAAGTAAATATACCACCACCTCCACCAGCACCTGAGCCACCAGCAGAGCCTGATTACGCAAGAGCTTCTGCCCTAGCTGAAGAAGCTGTGACAGCAGAAAGAAGAAAACGTAGGGGTCGTGGAAGCACAATAGTTGCTGGTGCTTTAGGAGATACAATGGACACTACAGGTGGCAAACCAACTTTGTTAGGATAAAGCTATGATGAATGTCAAAGATATAGTTGCTAGATTTGAACACGTTGAAGGTCAGCGAGATAACTGGAATAACCATTACCAAGAGTTAGCTGACTATATGCTGCCAAGAAAAGCAGACATAGTTAAGAAAAGAAGTCGTGGCGAAAAGAGAATGGAACTTATCTTTGATGGCACAGCTTTACAATCTGTTGATTTGCTATCATCTAGTTTGCATGGGATGCTAACATCAGGTGCTACACCTTGGTTTCATTTGACAATGAAAGATGAAGAGTTAGGCAGAGACGAGGAAGTACAGAGGTGGTTAGAGGATTCATCACAAAGAATGATGCGTGCTTTTACCATGTCAAACTTTGAAACAGAAGTCCATGAGATGTATGTTGACCTAGTTGTGTTTGGCACAGGTTGTATGTTTGTTGAGATGGATGATAAGACATTACGTTTTAGCACAAGGCATATATCAGAGTTTTATGTAACAGAAGATCAGTATGGTATCGTTGATACTGTGTTTAGAAAGTATGAGATACCTGCAAGGCAAGCTGTACAAAGGTTTGGTATTGATAATGTTGGTGCTTTCATTGCTAGGACATTTGAAAAGAAGCCAGATGAGAATGTAGAGATACTTCATGTTGTTATGCCAAGGGTAGACAGAGACCCAACAAAAGCAGATAATAAGAATATGCCGTTTGCTTCCTTGTATATTTGCATGGAGACAAAGATGATACTGGCAGAGAGTGGTTTCCAAGAACTGCCTTACGTTGTACCACGCTTCTTGAAGGCAACTGGAGAAGTGATGGGGAGATCTCCAGCAATGGTTGCGTTGCCAGATGTTAAGATGATAAATCTTATGTCTAAAACAATCATACAAGCGGCACAAAAAATGATAGATCCTCCACTGCTAGTGCCTGATGATGGGTTCTTACTCCCTATTCGAACCCAGCCTGGGGGTCTCAACTTTTACAGATCAGGTTCAAGAGATACCATTACACCATTACAAACTGGTGCTAATATACCTATCGGATTGAATATGGAAGAGCAGAGAAGAATGGCTATTCGTTCTGCGTTCTTTGTTGACCAGTTGTTAAGTGGTACACAGCCAAACATGACAGCTACAGAAGTTATCCAAAGACAAGAAGAAAGAATGAGAGTTATAGGTCCTGTTCTTGGTAGATTGATGAATGAGATGCTAAGACCTTTGATAGACAGGGCATTTGCTTTGATGCTTCGTGCTGATATGCTTGCGATACCACCAGAGATACTGCAGGGAAGAGATATAGATATTGAATATGTATCACCACTTGCAAGGGCACAGAAGTCTAGCTCTGTTAATGGTGTGATGAGAGCATTAGAGATATTGATGCCACTAGCACAATCATTACCAGTTGGTGACCATATAGATCCTGATGGATTGGTTAATTATCTAACAGAAGCGTTAGGTGTTCCAAAGAAAGTATTAAGACCACAATCATCTATTGATGAGGAAAGAGAACAGCGTGCAATGATGCAAGAAGAGCAAATGCAAAGACAAATGGAGCAAGAAGATGTTGCTACAGTTGGTCAAGCTGCTCAAGCTGTAAGAATGGTGGGTGCAAATGAATGACCAGATAGCACAGCTTAAGGTTATGTATCAGGATACATTTAAGGATAATGCAGGGAAAAAAGTATTGGAGGATTTGGAGTTACGCTGTAACTGGCGTGCTTCAAGTTATGTAGCAGGAGATGCCAATGCTACAGCCTTTGAAGAAGGTAAGAGGGCAGTCATACTACACATATATAACATGATGAAAGAGGAGTAGAAATGTCAGAACAAGTTGCTGAACAGGTAGCCGAACCAGTACAGCCTACAACGCTGGAAACACCAGCAGAGGTTGCACAAGGTGGGTCTGGTAACAGTTTCATTGAAATGATACCAGAAGAATTAAGGGAGCATCCAAGTTTATCACCAATCAAAGATGTTGGTAACTTGGCTAGAAGTTATGTTAACGCACAAAGATTGATAGGCAGTGATAAAGTTCCGTTGCCTAAGAATCCAACCGAAGAAGATTTAGATAACATTTACAGTAGGTTAGGCAGACCAGAGACACCAGAAGGCTATGAGCTTCCTGTTGATGGTAATGTTATTACTGAAGATATTGCTAAACAATATGCAGACATTGCACATAATCTAAGACTTACACCACAGCAAGCACAAGGTGTGTTAGATTATTACAAAAGCACAGTTGCACAGAGTGCAGAAGCTGTGCAACAGCAAGCAGAACAACAAGCTGAACAGACTGCAGCCGAACTCAAAAAAGAATGGGGTCAGGCTTTTGAGCAGAAAGTGACAGCTGCCAAAGATGTTGTTGAGCAGTTTGGTGGTAGTGATTTGCTACAGATGAAGCTAGAAGATGGTACAATGATTGGTAACCATCCAGCTTTTATCAAAGCATTTGCTGCTATGGGTGAGTTTAAGTCTACTGTAACAAGCGAAGATACTGTATCTGAAAACGCTTCAAACAAAGCTTACACACCACAAATGGCACAACAAGAAGTTGATGCAATTATGAACGACAAAACACACGCCTATTGGAATAGGAAAGATCCTATAGGAAGACAACGTGCTGTTGAACGTATGCAAGAATTGATGGGGTATATACATGGCTGATGGTATAACTCCTGACCAAGATATCCGTTTGGAATGTTTACGGCTTGCAGTTGAGCATGGAACACAAAGAGATGTGTTGCATCCAGAGAAACTTGCTGATATATATTACGAATGGGTTATGCAGGGTAGCTTGGCAACAAGTCCTCAAGACAATCGGAAAGACGATAGCCTAAAGTTGGCTCAAAAAACTAGGAGTGTCCGTAAAGGGTAGCACGCTGCAAACTAAATCAAATGTAACTTTTACGAAGGAGACTTAAATGTCATCACAAGTAACTACAGCATTTGTCCAACAGTATTCTGCTAACGTGCAGATGCTATCTCAACAGATGGGAAGCCGTCTAAGGGATGCAGTTCGTGTGGAGAATATTACTGGTAAAAATGCTTTTTTCGACCAGGTAGGCGTTGCTACTGCTCAGTTGCGTACAACTCGCCATGCCGACACACCACAGATGGACACACCTCACGCAAGACGTAGAGTGAGTCTAGCTGACTATGAGTATGCCGATTTAATTGATGACCAAGATAAGGTTAGAATGTTAATCGATCCTACATCTTCTTATGCACAAGCAGCTGCTGCTGCAATGGGAAGGGCAATGGATGACGTTATCATCTCTGCTGCACTTGGTACAGCTTTTACAGGCGAAACAGGCTCAACATCAACATCTTTCAAAGCTGCAAACCAAATTGCAAATGGAAGTGCCGATATGTCTATTGCCAAGTTAATTGAAGCTAAAAAGATTTTAGATTTAGCTGACGTTGACCCATCAATACCAAGATATATTGCTGTTGGTCCTAATCAGATTGAAGCTCTTTTAAACACAACATCAGTAACAAGTTCTGACTTCAACACAGTTAAGGCACTTGTACAAGGTGATGTGGATACATTCCTAGGCTTCAAGTTTATCGTAACAAACAGACTATCGATTGCATCTAATATCAGATCATGTTTTGCTTGGGCAGAAGATGGTATTGCTTTAGGTGTTGGAAAAGATGTTTCTGCAAGAATAGATGAGAGAGCAGACAAAGGTTATGCGACTCAAGTTTACTACTGCATGAGCATTGGTGCTACTAGAATGGAAGAAGACAAAGTAGTACAAATCGATTGTGACGAATCAGCTTAAGAGGAGAGTGAATAATGACTACAAAAAATTCAACACTTGTAGCTAACTTCGAAGCTAGTCCTCAAGTTGCAAGTGATGCTCACGAGTTACATGGCGTTTTGCGTGTAGCACAGGGCACAGTAGCTTTAGTCGCTGGTGACAGCACAGACAATGATATTGTTATGCTTGCACCAATACCAACTAACGCATCTATTTCGTCACTACAGATTGGGTCTGATTCATTAGGTGGATCATGCACATTCAACGTAGGTCTATATACATCAGACGGAACAGTTATAGACGAAGATCTATATGCCTCATCCGTTGCTGATGGTGCAGCATTAGCTGAGTTAAGAAACGAAGCTGCTGATATAAACACTATCGGTCAACAGATTTGGGAAGATGCTGGTCAGTCAAGTGACCCAGGTGGTTACTACTATGTTGCAGTAACATTCAATGCAACAGGTGGCACAGCAGGTGATATGTCTTTCGTCATACACTATGTTGTTAACTAAAACATTCGTGAGGAGCAGTTAATCTGCTCCTTACCTTTAGGAGTTTGATATGCCGTCAGTCGTAGACATTTGTAACGAAGCTATGGATTTACTTGGTGCAGCTACAATAACTGCATTAACGGAAAACTCTAAAGAAGCACGACTTTGTAATAGAAGATTTGATACAGTAAGAGATGCAGTTCTAAGGGCACATTCTTGGAACGTAGCTATAACAAGAGCATCATTGGCAGCTGATAGTGATGCACCTGCATTTGGTTTTTCAACACAATTTACATTACCTACAGATCCTTATTGTCTAAGGGTCATATCTTTTTGGAACTCAAATGTGAATAATGATATTGCAGCATATGATAGCAATGTGATGTATAAGATTGAAGGCAGGAAGATACTATCGAATGAAAGCACTTGTTCTATAATTTATATAGGTAGGGTAACAGACACAGAGTTATATGATTCTTTGCTTAGTAGCACTATAGCTCACAGATTAGCTTCAGAGACAGCTTATGCCATTACAGGCAGTAACGCTTTGGCACAGTCAATGTATTCTTTATATCAAGCAAGATTAAGTGAAGCTAGAAGCATGGATGCTTTAGAGGGTTATCCAGAACAACTACAGGCAGATACTTACACAAACGCAAGGTTCTAATATGGCTAGAGTATCGTCTATCATCACCAACTTCAGAGCAGGTGAGATATCTCCACGATTAGAAGGTCGTATTGATTTACAGAAATATAACGAAGCTGTAAAAGACTTAAGCAATATGATTGTATTCCCACAAGGGGGTGCAACAAGAAGACCAGGTACATATTATGCAGGTAGCTCAAAAGATGGTGGCAAAGTAAGATTAATTAACTTTGAGTTCTCTGATGAACAAGCATATGTTCTTGAGTTTGGTGCAAACTATGTAAGGTTCTTCAAAGATGGTGGAATACTTACAGAAGCAACAACTAATATTACAGCTATAACAAAAGCAAACCCAGCAGTTGTGACAGCTGCATCACATGGACTAAGCAATGGCGATAGAGTGTTTATTGCAAGTGTTGGTGGTATGGCAGAGGTAAACAACAAAGAGTTTACTGTTGCTAACAAAACAACAAATACATTTGAATTATCAGGTATCAACAGTTCTGCATTTACTACATATACAAGTGGTGGCACAGTAGGAAAAATAGTAGAAGTTACAACGACTTACAGCGTAACTGAGATATTTGAGATTAACTATGCACAGTCAGCAGATGTGTTGTTTCTTGCACATAAAGACCATGCACCTGCAAAGTTAACAAGAACTACAGCTACTAGCTTTACTTTAGCAGATATTGATTTTATTGATGGTCCTTGGCTAGATGAGAATATTACGACAACAACATTATATGCTTCAGCAGCTACAGGCAGTGTGTCTATTGTAGCTTCAGCTAATTTATTTAGCAGTGATGATGTCGGAAGATACATAAGATTTCGTGAAATACTTGAGATAGAGCATGATGAATGGGCAGCATCAACAAGTTATGCAAACAATGCCACAGTAAGATTTAATGGTCATGTTTACAAAAACGTAACTGGTTCTACGCAAACAAGTGGGAATACAGCACCAGTTCATTTATCTGGAACAGAAACATATGGTTCTATTGATTGGCAATATCAACATAATAATCATGGTCATGTAAGGATAACTGCGTTTACAGATGCACAAAACGTAACAGCGACAGTGCATGAAGATCAGTTTGGTAATTCAAAACTACCAGATAGTGCTGTAGGCTCAAGCAATGCAAACACAAGATGGTCATTAGGTGCATTTGACGGAGATCAAAAGTTTCCAAGGGCAGTGGCGTTTTATGAAGAAAGATTATATTTTGCAGGTACTGTAGGTCAGCCACAGACAATATTTGGTAGTGTTTCTGCTGATTTTGAAAACCATACACCTGGTACAAATGATGATGATGCAATAAATGTTACTATAGCTTCTGACCAAGTTAACGTCATAAAACATCTACTACCAGCTAGGTTCCTACAGTTATTAACTACAAGTGCTGAATTTACCTTATCAGGTGGTGCAGGATCAGAACCAGTAACACCTACAAACGTAAACGTATTACGAGAAACAACATTCGGTACTGGTAATGTTAGACCACTGAGAGCAGGAAACAGCACCATACTTATACAAAAAGGTGGTGAGAAGGTAAAAGAAATAACCTTTGATTTAGATACAGATGGTTTACTAGGCGTTGATTTGACTGTGTTAGCAGATCATTTAGCTAGAGGTGGCTTGACTGATATGGTATGGCAGCAAGAGCCAGAGCTATTATTGTGGTTCGTTCATGGTGATGGCAGGTTGATAGGACTGACATACGATAGAGCAAACGCTACAGTAGGATGGCATGAGCATAGTTTAGGTGGCAGTGGTGTGGTAGAAAGTATTACAGCTATACCTAGTGGTGCAGAAGACCAAGTATATCTTACTGTAAAAAGAACGATAAACAGTGCTACAGTGCGACATATAGTATATCTTAAATCATTGTATTTTAATGATGATGTAAATGATGCTTTCTTTGTGGATAGTGGGTTGACATACAGTGGCAGTGCCACAACGTCTATTACAGGCTTAAATCATCTTGAGGGTGTCACAGTAACCATTTTAGCAGATGGTGCTGCACACGCTGATAAAACAGTCAGCAATGGTGCAATTACACTGGATAGAAGTGCTACCAAGGTTCATGTTGGGTATGGTTACACATCTACGCTTGAAACTTTGCGTATGGAAGCAGGTGCAGAAGATGGTGTTGCACAAGGCAAGATAAAAAGAATACATGGCGTTACAGCTAGATTCTTTCAGACAGTTGGTGCAGAACTAGGTCCTGATACATCTAATCTTGATAGATTGCCATTTAGAGATAGTAGTATGGCTATGGATGCAGCTGTACCATTGTTTACTGGTGATAAAGAAATATCTTTTCCATCAGGCTATGATAATGATGCAAAGATTGTTATAAGGCAAACACAGCCGTTGCCAATGACAATATTAGCGATTATGAGAAGGTCTAATACGTTTGATGCTTAAGTTTAAGAAATTTGAAAAAGAAGACTTGGAAAACATTGAAACAAATTTTCATTTTCCAGAAAGCTCAAAAGCAGCTATGATGAAAGAAAGTTGTTTAAGTGCATACACAGCAATGCAGGAAAGTAGAGTGTTTATGATTGGTGGTGTATACGGATTATGGGAAAATGTAGGTGAAGCATGGTTTGTGATGTCAAAATATGCCTACGATATGCCAAGATCAGCAGCTAAGTATTCCAGTTTACTATTAGATCATGTACAAGAGGATAATGATTTACAACGTATACAGGCAAGCGTTCATGCAGATGACAAGCAAGCCATAAGATATGTTGAGTGGTTAGGGTTTGAGAATGAAGGTTTAATGAAGAAATTTGGTCCTGATGGATCAGATTATTATCGTTTTGCGAGGGTTGCATAATGGATCCAGTAACAATAGCAGCAGTTACAGCAGGTGCTTCAGGGTTTTTAGGCTTTAAAGGAAGTCAGTCGCAAGCCAAAGCTTTGAAACAATTAGCTGATTATGAAGCACAGGTTGCTGAACAAGAAGCTATTTTGCTTGCACGCAGAAAGGTTGACGAAGAAAGGCAAGTAAGAGAAAAGGGCGAAAAAATAGTTTCGCAACAAAGGGTGGCAACTGCTTCTTCTGGGATTACAATGTCAGGAAGTCCATTAACAGCGTTAGCAGAAACATATTTTGGTATTGAAGAAGATGCACTTAGGATACAATACGCATCAGAAATAGAACAAACAAAAAAACAACAAGATGCTATCTTGGCTCGTGCAGAAGGTGGAGCAAGAGCAAGTGGTGCAAAAATACAAGGCTATCAATCTTTATTACAATCTGGTTCAAGAGCTGCAACATTATTAGGATAAAATATGCCAAGAATACCATTATATGAAAGTCAAACTCAATTAGCAACTGGACCACTATCAAGGCAAGCTGATGCTGGTGCCTTTACTGCTCCTGGTCGTGCCTTGTCACAGTTTGGAGAAACGGCATCACAAATAGCTTTTCAGTTTGGTCAAGCTGAGAAAAACGCAGAAACTAAATCTGCATTTACAAAACTAAAAACTCAATATATTGACGAAGTAAATGATTTTCAAAGAAATGATAAATCTACGACTACAGCACAGTATCAAGCAAATTTTAATGAATTTAATAGAAAGTTTGAAAAAAATTACAATGCCTTAAATTTAACTGGTAATCAGCTTAGGGATGTAAAAAATCAAATGTCTTTATTGATTAGCAATGCTCAGCAGACAGGTAAGCAGGTAGCTTTTGCAAGAGGTAGAGATGAAGCTTCAAAATTAAATGATAGCATTATAAAAAATTATGTAGCCGAAATAAGCAAGCTTCCAATAGGTAATCCATTAAGAGACGTTATGATTCAAGAAGCTAATAAAGAAATAGAAAATGCTGCATTGAATGGAGAAACAAAATTCCTTGATATTAAAACAAAAACAGATCTTACATCTCAAATAAAACGAAATGATATAAATTTACTTGCTGATACGACTGACAGTTTAGATGATTTAGATAAATTAAAAACACAAACTTTAGATGATGTTGATATGTTAGCTGAAGAAAAAACAGCCATTTTAACTAAGATTGGACAAAAAGAAGCTGCTGTTTTGACACAGGCAGTAAGTAGAGTAAATGAGGTAATATTTACTGCTACTAATGATGATTTTAGGGTTAAGACAAAAGATGATGCAATAAAGCAAATTAAAGAAGGTAAAGAAGTTGACATTTACACAGTTGTAGATGGCAAAAGAACAAAAATAAATTTTGGTAAAATACCAGCAAAATACAGAGAACAGTTTGTAAACAACATAGAAGTAGAGTTTAACAAAAGGCAAGATAAAAAATTTAATGATACTTACACTGCCGTTCAAGCAGATATAATGTCAAAGAGTTTGTCTGAATTAGAACAATTACAAAAAGATGTTCGTGCAGGTAAAGCTTTCCCACAATTTAAGGATAAAGGCAAAAGAAATCAGCTTATAGCTTTAGTCCAAGACGAAATTAGAAACAAAGCACCAAGAGTTGTATCAGAAAGCAAAACAACTATAGAAACCATTAACACAAGAATAAGTGTAAATGGCGAAGCTACAGATGAGGATGATGCACTTTACAATAAAGCACATAATGGTTTGATTTTAGCAAAAGAATACCAACAGGCTGCAAATTTGCAAAAAGAATATAATGCATTAAAATTAGGTGCTAATGCTTTCAAACAAATTGAATTTGAGGGATTGGTAAAAACAGAAAGTGCTCGTCAAGCTTTGTCACAAAATTTACAAAACAATCCAACACCAGAAAATAAAAAAGCATTAGAGATATTTGACAAGCTTGCAGCATCAAGAAAAGATTTCTTAGAAAAAAATCCTGTAGGTTATTATTTAGCCAAAAAAGGGAAAAAGATACAAGATGTTACTGTTGATGAGCTAATAAATTTTCAAAAAAACATGGATGTTCTTCCTTTAAATATAAGAGTGACAACAAATGCAGAGCTTGAAGCTTTTAAATCAAGCTATGATGGAGCACAAACATACACAGAAAAAGCTAATGCACTTAATAATTTTGTGAGAAGCAAGGGTATAGAGAACGAAAACAGAATAATGAGACATTTAGTTTCTAGTGGCACAATTTCATTAAGAGATAACTTTCAGGCTGCTTTCAGCACTAACAGCAGGTCAAAAAATGTATTTATTGGAAATGCACCTGATAATGTAAAAAGATATAATTCTGAAGTGTCTAAAACAAATAGAGATGCAGCATCTAATGAAATAAGTATTTTGTTTTCGGATTATTCAAATAGTTATTTAGGTGGCAGTGGTGCTGATGACGTTTTAGGTGGTGGTTTTACTAAAGGAAGGGCAAGTTTTATACTTGGCATGAGAGATTTAGTAAAAAACACAGCAAACTTTTATATGTTAACACAAGATATTACACCAGAAGCTGCTGCACAAAAAGCGTTTGATGATGCTATTGGTTCAAATTATAACTTATCAAATAAAATAAATGATGGTGTGGTTAGGTTTGACAAATCTATTTCTGATGGAGATGCCACTGCTTTTACAAATATGTTAGAGGTTTCTTTGGTTAGAAATGTAGATTATTTGAAGCAAGTTGTACAGCCACCCCCACCACCACAGGGTTTGGATGAAGCAGGAATAGCACAATATAACGAAAATTATTATCAAGAATTAGCTGAAAATGGATCATGGCGTACAAGCAATGATAATAAAGGAGTTTATTTAGTTGATGCTGTTGGTCAAATAGTTCCAAGAAAAGATGTTTTTGTTGGTCCAGGAGATACACAGCAACCTTTTGTTAGTGTGCAATTTAGTAGAATGGGTGAAAGCTTAGAAAAATACAAAAATATTGTTAAAGATAATCCAAATATATTTCAACAAGGAAGTAGGCTTTTAGAGTATTTTAATCAAGAAGGGCATTTGTTTTAATGGTAGATTTGTTTATACCAGAACAAGGGTTTGATAAAAACTTATCAGATAATTATTATGATATTGCAAAAACTGGAACTTTAGATGTTCTAGGTGCATCATTTCAAGAGACATTATATTACAATCCAGCAAATGCACTAAGCAGAACTATTGAACAATATATAGGTCCTGGAACGCAAGGGAAAATATTGTCTAAAGATGAATGGGCAAATAGTGATTATTATAGGGATGGGATTGAAGTTGGCGAAGATGGTATCAAAGAAGGCTTGGCACAACTTTTTGCAGAAAGGGTTGATAAAAGAAGATCATTTCAAAATGTATTACAAAGATCAAAAGGTGGCTTTGGTTTAGGAGCAGCTCAATTTGGAGTAGCTTTGGCTGGTAGTTTGCTTGATCCACTTAATATAGCTGCAGGTTTCATACCATCAGTGGCTGTAGCGAAAAGTGCAACTTTGGCTGCAAGATACGGAACAAGAGGTAAAAAATTTACAACAGGTCTTGTTGATGGTGCTGTTGGTGCTGCTGTGTTAGAGCCGTTAATTATTGGGCAAGCATACGCAGAACAAGATAAAGACTACACGTTGATGGATAGTTTCTTAAATGTGGCTTTAGGTGGTGTTATTAGTGGTGGTTTACATTATGGCATAGGTAAAATGTCAGACAGAATTAACAAAATTAAACCAACAACAAGAGAAAAAATACATGGTACAGCCGTAGGTCAGGCATTGAGTGACAGTGAAATACAAGTCAGTAAACTTGCAGAAGAAGCACAAACAATAAAAACAAAAAAGGCAAAAGAAACTGATGAGATAGTTGTTTATAATTCGAAAGGTGAACCTAAGTTAGTTGAAAAAGTATCACAAGACTCAGATGGTAGAATTACAATCAAAGATGAGGATGGTAGTGAAAAGTTATTAGATAGCAGTGATGTTTTTTCAAAGTCAATTTATGATGATGATTATGAAATAACAACATTAATGTTGGAAGATGAAGGTACTGATCCAAGCGTAAAGTATTCAATATCTGGTATTCTTAGTGAAACAAATTCTGAAAAACTTATATTAGATGCACAAGAAACATTAGACTTAAATATACTAAGTTTAGAAGAAGCAAAGAAAAATATTCCAACTCAATATGGCACTTTGAAGAAAAAGCTAAAGAAAAAAGAAATTGATAAAAGAATAAAAAACATAGATGAAAACATAGAGACAATAAAGAAAGACAAAAATGCTTTAGATATAGCATTAAAAAAAGCGAGAGGAGAAGATGTACAGAGACCAAAAGACCCTATAAAACAAAGGGTTACAGAGGAAGGCGAAAGTGATTTACAAACTGCAAGTGAACAGGTTGAGGTCAAAGAAGGTGAAGAATTAAATCCAGAGCAAATATCTAACACTAAGGATTCTACCAAAATAGAAAGCAAATTAGGCAGATTAAGCGAATATGAGCAAAAAGTAAAAGATATAAAAAATGATACTGCTGAATATAATGGTCAAACTTTAGAAGAAATAAATGAAGAAAACTTAAGTTTACAAGAAGAATTAGAAGACGAAAACATAATTGCAGATTTGCCAGAAGAGTCAAAAAAATATATTGCTTCATTAAAAGCAGAAATAAAAGCTGCTGATGAGTTAGTTGTAAAGGCAGAAACAGTTTACGAAAAAGCTGTGACAGCAGGTGCGAATTGCGTAATAAGGACTAAATCATGAGTTGTATATCAGAAATAATGGATGCTGCTAAAAGGGCAGGGATAGACATCCTTGAAGATGAAGCAAAAGAAATTGAGCAAGTTTTATCTGAAAGACTTGCAAAGAAAGTTGCAGAGTCTGGTGAAGATGCAAGGTTAGACGTATTTAAATTAGCTAGAGAAATAGCAAAACAAGCAAGAATAAATGCAGCTATACAAAGAAAAACAAGGCTGTTAAACGCAAGAGCCTACACAAACATTATGCTTAGGGTAAATGCTAACAAAGACAATCCAGGCGAAGCTTTGTCAGCTATACTTGTTGGCGATATAAAGACATTAGAAAATGGATTATCTAGTGTAGATGCTAGACAGCAAGCAATAGGTGCAGAGTATGCTGGTAGGTTAGTAGCTGCTTTACGAGATCAGGATTTAGAAGATATATTTAAAAGTGGTGACTTAGATGAGCTTATATATAAGGCTATGTTTGATGGACCAGATCAATTAGATGGATCTACTGCATCCAAAAATGCAATCAAGATAGCTGAAATAGTAAAAAAGGTGCAAAAACAATTACTCAAAAGAAAAAATAGAAATGGTGCAATAATTACAGAGTTAGAAAATTATGTGGTTAGGCAATCACATGATGCTGTTTTGTTAAGAAAAGTTGGGAAACAGGCATGGATAAGTAAAATTAAAGATAAGCTTAGTGCAAAAACTTTTGAAAACAAACCTGCATTTAAGGATGGGCAGCCTTATACAGAAAATGATTTTTTAGGTGACATTTACGACAACCTTGTTTCTGGTAACCATCAAAAAACAGATGGCTCTGATATGTCAAAAGAAATGATTGATTCATTGACAGCTTACAAAGGACCTTCAAATTTAGCAAAAAAACTAAGCACATCAAGAGTTTTACATTTTAAAGATGGTCAAGCTTCATATGATTACTCTAAAGAGTTTTCAAGAATGTCTTTTTCAGAAGCAGTTGTAAATGGCATAATTAATGACGGACAATCTATAGGACTCATGGAAACATTTGGCACCAATCCAAAAGCAATGTTTGAAAGGGTAATGAAAGATATACAAAACATCAACAAGGGTAATGAAAAAGCCTTAAGCAGTATTAATAAATTTAGTTTAGAAAACCAATTTAAAGAGTTAGACGGAACAACAAGAGCAAGGGGTTCAGGTAAACTGTATTTTGGTGGTGTTGTTGATTTTGCAGGAATTGGTGCAGCTATTCGTATGATACAAAACATGGCAAAGCTTGGTGCTGCCACAATATCTTCATTTTCAGATGTGGCAACAAAAGCTGCTTTTATAAACTCAAGGACAGACAGAGGTATATTTGGTTCTTATGCTAAAGCTTTTTCAGATATATTTAGAGGATACAATTCCAAAGATCAAAAAAAGTTAGCATATCTTTTAAATGTTGGGATAGATAATTTTCTAGGCGAGGTGCACGCTAGATTTGGAAGTAATGATAGCTTGCCTGGCTTCATTGGAAAAGCACACCAAACATTCTTTAGACTTAATGGTATGCAGTGGTGGAACAACGCACAAAAAACAGGCTTGGTTCGCATGATGGCAGCTGATTTAGCTCAATATACAGATAGAGCTTTTGCAGATATTCCAATCAAAACAAGAACAAATTTAACAAGATACGGAATTGGTGAGCTTGAATGGAGTTTATACAGCCAAATGCAGAAGACAGCAGTAGATAATGTAAACTATCTTACACCCTCTGCTGTAGATACAATACCTGCTAATGTGATAGAAAGAGCTGCACTTGACAAAGCAAACTCATTACGGAAAAGAAAAAAGAAGCAAGCCACTCAAACAGAGATTGATTCATATAAAGATGAATTAGTTACAAAACTATCCACCTTTTTTAATGATGCAGCAGACTCTGCTATTCCAACACCAGGTGCAAAAGAAAGAGCCATAATGAACTTAGGAACTATGCGTGGCACAATACTTGGTGAAGCTGTTAGAGCAATTATGCAATTAAAAGGTTTTCCTATTACATATATTACAAAAGGTATGAAGCAACAGTATTATGCACAAAAACAAATAGGTAACAGTGGAATATTAGGATTGTCTCAAATGATGGTTGGCACAACTGTTATGGGTTATCTTTCTATGTCACTAAAAGACGTATTAAAAGGTAGGAATCCAGCAGAAGTGTTTGATGAAAGGGAAGGATTGAACACCAAAACATTTATAAGGGCGTTTACGCAAGGTGGTGGTGCAGGGATATATGGAGACTTCATATTTGGTGAATTTAATAGGTATGGACAATCACCAATAGAAACATTTGCAGGACCAACATTAGGCACAGCAGGGGATATGTTAAAGCTTTTTGCAAACTTGAGGGATGGCAATACAGACAAAGTTACACAACAAGCATTTAGATCAATAGTATCGAACACACCTTATATTAATTTATTTTATACAAAAGCAGCTTTGGATTATATGTTTATTTATGGAATCATGGAAAAAACAAATCCAGGATATTTAAGAAGGATGGAAAGAAGAATGAAAAATGATTTTGACCAAGAGTTTTATCTACCACCATCTAGGTACGCAAAAGAGACAATTATAGAGAAAGCAATAGATTAATTGATTTATTTACAAAAAAATATTATAACGTAAAAATGAGGTAGTTATGACAGTTAGTAGCACAACCACAAAAAACAGTTATAGTGGAGACGGAAGTACCACTACGTTTGCATACGCCTTCAAGATATTCGCTGATGCAGACCTTACTGTTATACTTAGATCAGCTGCTGGTACTGAAACAGTACAAACACTCACAACTCATTACACAGTAACAAACGCAGGTAGTGCTAGTGGTGGTAATGTTGTGTTTGGCAGTGCACCTGCTAGTGGCGTTACAGTCGTTATTAGACGTAACATGGCACAAACACAGTCTACAGACTACACAGCAAATGATCCATTCCCAGCAGAAAGCCATGAAGATGCACTAGATAGGCTTACATTTATTGCACAACAGCAACAAGAAGAACTAGATAGAAGCATCAAACTATCAAGAACAAATACTATGACATCTACTGAATTTACAGTGGGTGCAACATCTAGGGCAAATAAAATACTAGCTTTTGATGGCAATGGAGAGTTATCTGTTACACAAGAGCTAGGTACATACAAAGGCACAGATGCAACTGTAACAACAGAAGCATATGTTGTAAGAGATATAATAAAATCAACGACTACAGCACAACTTAACAATGTTTACATATGTGTTGCAGATGCTGTTGTTGGAGATAGCTTAACAGATACAGATCATTTTGAGTTATTAGTAGATGCTGTAAGTGCAGCATCCAGTGCTACGGCAGCAGCAGCTAGTGCAACAACTGCTACAACTAAAGCAAGCGAAGCAGCTACTTCTGCAACTAATGCAGCTACAAGCGAAACAAATGCATCCACAAGTGCAAGCACAGCTTCTACAAAGGCTAGTGAAGCAAGTACATCTGCCACAAACGCTGCAACATCAGAGACTAACGCAGCAACTAGTGCTACGACAGCAAGTACACAAGCTACAGCTGCAAGTACAAGTGCTACAGCAGCAGCTACGTCAGCAACAGCTGCAGCTACATCTGCAACCAATGCAGCCACTTCAGAGACAAATGCTGCAACTTCTGCAACAACAGCCACTACAAAGGCTTCAGAAGCTTCTACAAGTGCAACAAATGCAGCGACTAGTGCAACAGCAGCACAGACTGCACAAACAGCAGCAGAAGCTGCTAAGACAGCAGCAGAGACAGCAGCAGATAACTTTGATGACACATATTTAGGAGCTAAATCAAGCGATCCAACTGTTGACAATGATGGTGATGCTTTGAATGCTGGTGATTTATATTTTAATACGACATCAAATGTGTTAAAGGTGTATAATGGTTCTGCCTGGCAAGATGCAGCTGTAGATGCAACACTGTTAGCTACAACGGATGATGCTACGGCATTAGCCATTGCATTAGGATAAGGAGTAATAAATGGCAAATACATTCAAAGTAAAAACAAATGCAGCGATGCCATCGAGTTCTGGAACGCCTGATACTATATACACAGTTCCTAGTTCCACAACATCGGTTGTGTTAGGATTAGTTCTATGTAACGTACATACAAGTCAGGTAACAGTAGATGTTCAGTTGGTATCAGATACTAGTGACACAGAAACAAACGAAACAGTAAAGCTACTTGATAATGCACCAATTCCTGCTGGATCATCACTAGAGATATTGGCTGGTAACAAGGTGGTAATGCAGACAACAGATGTATTGAAGATTGACTGTAGTGTGTCAGCTAAAGTTGATGCCACATTATCTATCATGGAGATTACATAATGGCATATATAGGAAAGAAACCATCTGATGTATTTCCTACTAGTTTTACAGTTACTAATGGTACTGTAGAGGGTGCATTTACATCACAAGGTATAAATGATGATGCTACAAGCACTGCATTAACATTAGATAGTAGTGGTCGCATCGGAATTGATGTAACTCCAACTGCACAGTTTGGTCACAGTATTTTGCAAGTAGGAAATCAAGCTACACTTGGTGCTAATAAGGCTTTATCCTCTACTGGACAAACATATCTTACTCACAACCTTTACTATGACACTGGTGGAACATTACAAGTTTACAATACTAGCAGTGCTAATGAGGGTGCATTGTTGCAGATGGTAGATGGAGTTTTAAAGTTTTCTAATTCATCTGCCACTACTGGCACACCTACAGCTGAAGAACGTATGAGAATCCATGCTAATGGCAGAGTAGATGTAGGCACAGGCAGTTACACAGGAAGTGCAAAATTAACTGTAACTCATGTTGGGAGTTCTGTAGTTGGAATTAGATTGTCAGACGAAACAAGCTCAGGTACTCATAATAATATACAGTTTTTAAGGAATGGTACGCAGGTTGGTAAAATAGAAACTACTAACCAAACATCTACAGCTTATGTAACATCATCTGACTATAGAATGAAAAATAATGTAAATTATTCTTGGGATGCAACAACAAAATTAAAACAATTAAAACCTGCTGAGTTTACTTGGAGAGAAGAATTTGATACTGACCAAACACAAGTACAAGGGTTTCTTGCACATGAGGTACAATCAGTTGTGCCAGAAGCTGTTACTGGCACACACAATGAAGTACAAGTATGGCAGGATGACGAAGAGTTACCTGATGGTGTTTCTGTAGGAGATAACAAGCTAGATGAAGATGGAAACACTATTCCAATCTATCAAGGCATAGACCAAAGCAAGCTAGT